CAACTATACAGCGGACTAGAAGAACAAGGATTAATTGATCTAAAAAACTAACCTTTCTATTTATAAAGAAAAGGTATGGCACTAGACAGGACTTTGTTTAAGGATAAGACTTTCTCCGACGTCTTAGAAGAGATATATAATAACTCAAAAAAGAAGGATAAGCAGATCACCGCTCTGATTGGAGAGCTGAAGCCCCTTGTCGAGAACATCGGTGACGCTACCCTAGTAGTCCCTATGATCGCTAACTACCTAGAGATAGGAGTTAAGAACGATGAAATGCTAGTAAAAATGCTTACCATAGTCCAGAGGATGGACAACGCTAAGGCATCAGGTGATACAGCAGGATTTGAGTTAGGTGCTGAAGAACTAGCACAGATTCTAGACCAGGCTAATGCCTTAGGGACAGCTAATTCCTAAGCCGTTATGAGAAAAGATCGGCTAAACTTTCTAAACACCGTACAACCGTCAGCAACATTACAGGGAGTAAAACCGGGCAAACTTAACCTAATTCCAGTGCAAGTTCTGGAAGTCATACTTAGTCATGAAAACCCAGATTTTATAGGAGCAGTAAAGTATAAGCCTTTAGACGGTAGAAATGAACGCAACTCTACTGAAAATGCACCCCTAGCCTTCCCCTTAAGGAGTCATATCCGACAACTTCCACTAGTAGATGAAATAGTATTGCTAGTACAAGCACCAGGAAAAGGACTTCGAGACTCCTTAAATAGTAGAGCTACTTACTATACAGATGTTGTGAACATATGGAACCATCCACAGAACGGGTGCTGTCCCTTATCTAATAAATCATCAGAATCCACCCAGGATTTTTTAGAAAAGCCAGATTTAAATCCTTTATACCCGTTTGACGGGGATGTTATATTAGAAGGACGGTCTGGACAGAGTGTAAGGCTTTCTCAAAGTATACCAGGAAAGACACCCTGGATAGGGGAATTAGGAGATCCGATTATGATCTTCAGTAATGGGCAGGTAGAGACTTCTAACGGGTACTCTCATATACTTGAAGATATAAATCAAGATTTTTCATCACTGTACTTAAGCTCAAAACAGAGTTTACCGATTAAACCTAAAAATACGCTCACAACTCCATTAGATACTTACAAAGGAGCTCAAGCAGTTTTAACAGGAGACCGGTTAGTCTTAAACGCTAAACAAGATAATATATACCTAACAACTCCCGGATTATTAGAAATCACATCAGAAACAGCCCGTATACAGTCTAAAAGTAATGTGAGTATTCAAACTGCTAGAATTAACTTGGGTAAAGATGCTAATCAAAGAGTAATATTAGGGGATAGTTTTTTAGCTGAACTATCTGCTGTTTTACAAGAAGTTCAGAAGTTAGCACTAGCGGTATCTCCTCTTGGTGCACTATACCCAGCGGTAATAGAAGCTTCTGCACAAACCACCTTAAAGATAACTGAGTTTCAAACAAAGTTAGAATCTTTTAAGTCAACTACAACCTTTACAAGATAATGAGCGAGTTTGAGTTACAATCTTGCGACGGCCGTCAATTAATTCAGAAAATAACTGAAATACTTGTTAAAGAACTCGTCGAAGTGCGCTCTAAAGTCTGTGTAGAGTTCGAAAACAGTATGCGAGACTTTGGAGTAACTGTAGTAGCTCCATGTAATATAATTAACACTCCGCTACTACGGTTAATTATCAGCACGCCTTCTGAAAATATACTGCCGATACTTTTAGATAGGTTAAATTTACCTCCCCACATTCTCCAACTACTTACAAAAGGATTTGATAAACTATCAGAAGAACAGCAAAAGGATATTTTAAAATTTTTGCAAAATTCTGGAGCAGAGTTTCCACCCTATACATTTGAAATACTTAACTTTCAAGGTAACATACGTCAAGGCTACGAAGCTTTAACTCCAGCTCAGCAAGAAGACATACGGCAATGGTTTCGGTCACGCGGCCTACGCTTTGCCTCTAACTACCTTCTTCAATTAGCTCAATCTTATGTAACTCCTAAAGTTAAATGTCCTTCACCGGAAGTACTACAGCAACTTATACAAGTAGTAACTCTCCTAAAACGGATAATTAACTCCTTAATCAACACTTTAGAAACCCTTCAGCAAATTACCTCTGCTCTCTCCGCAACCATTAATGCACTATCACTTTCACTAGATGCTCTAAGAGCTACCGTTAAAGCAAACGAAGTTAGCTTAGTAGCGTCAGCAGCAACTCCTACCGGAACTGCAGCATTATTCGCTAGAATTTTACAAAAGTTAGATAAGTTGGCAGATAATATCCGAACAGGCATCCAGGGCCCCAGTCGACTATACGGGGAAAAAGGGTTAGACGGTTTAACCTGTCAAGCAGCTAAAGTAGTAGACTACGTAGCTGTACAAGTACAAGTACTTCAACTTTTTGTAAATATTTTAGATAGCTTCCTACAGTCATGTAGTATAGTCCAAATTAACACAGGAAATCTATCTCCCGTTCAGATCTCAAGAGGAGGAGAGGTAGGTAATGAAACCTACAGAGGGTATAGTATAGAAATACAGGTAGATATTAACTCCCCCGCTATTGCACCCTTAAGATATGCGGTAGCAATAGACCGTATCGGAGTAGTAGTATTTCAAGGACAAAAATCCTTCAGCTCTTCCACAGAAATACTAATTCAAGAAGTCAAATTTGCGATTGATCAACTAAGCAATTAAACCTATTTATAATTATGAAAGCCAGTGAATTTAAAGAAATAATTAAAGAGGCAGTAAGAGAAGCTATTCAAGAGGAGTTAAGAACTATACTCTCTGAAGGAGTACATCCCCCTAAGCCCCCAGTCTCTAGCCCCGCTTTTGAGAACACCTTACAAACGTCCACCCGAAAGCAGCCTTTGCAGTTTACAAGCGGTAATCCCCTTATGGAAGCACTGAATATGACCAGCAGAGCCATGATCTTTGATGAATACCAGAATGAAGGTACTCAATCACCGAGCGCCGTTAGACCGAATATGTCTGAGATGTTTGCAGGGAGTCCTTACTCCGGTAAAACAGTCTATAAGCCGACCTCAGAAGATCCTAGAGCAGTAGCATCAGCAATCGCTGCAGCACCTAAAGTAGGTCTAGATTTATCTCAGTTAGGTTTTATCAACAAAGCAGCCGCTATCGTAAAGCTAGCTGATAAGAAGAGCCAACCATATGGCTTATAACATACGTAGGATTAACCCACTAGACCTGCAGCCTAGAAAAGCTGTAGGAGTAGCTATACCTTTCTCTGCTCAAGCTGTATTTACTTCTACCTTCACTACCAAAGACGCTATTAAGGTAAACTTAATTAACTACTTTTTAACAGGAACTAAAGAGAGAGTATTTAATATAGATTTTGGAGCCGGATTACGTAACCTGCTCTTTGAACAAATTACCGATACTTCTATAGGAAAAGTATCAGAACAAGTAAAAACAGGTCTTTCAAAGTATTTTCCCACAGTAGTAGTAGATCAGATGCTATTAACTCCGGTACCGGAATCAAATACTGTTAGCTTTTTACTCAAATACTCTGTAAGAGATACAAACATAGAAGACCTTATTACTATAAACTTTGAAAACTAATGACTCAGCAGAGAGAAATTAATTATGTAAATAAGAGCTTTACCGACTTGCGCCAGCAGTTAGTAGACTACTCTAAAAACTACTTCCCAGACACTTATAACGATTTCTCCCCAACATCTCCAGGAATGATGTTTATGGAGATGGCTGCTTATGTTGGGGATATATTATCTTTTTATCAAGATATTCAACTACAAGAGACCTTTCTACAGTACGCTCAAGAACCCGGCAACCTGTACGCAATGGCGTATATGATGGGATATCGCCCTAAGATCACAAGCGTAGCTACGGTTAATCTAGACGCATACCAGAGAGTACCCGCTGCACTAGTAGGTGGACAGTATGTTCCGGATTTTACTTATGCGATACTCTTAGGTGAAAACACACAGATACAATCTACAGTTAACCCAGATGTAAAGTTCCTAATTCAAGACGCAGTTAACTTCTCTTTTTCTAGTTCATACGACCCTACAGAAATCACAGTATATTCTACAGCAGGAAATACAGTAACACAGTTTCTACTAAAAAAATCTATATCAGCTATTTCAGCTGAAGTAAAGACTGCCACATACACAGTATCTTCACCAGAGAGATTTAAAACATTTACGTTAGTGGATACTAACATAGCAGGTATACTAGATGTAACTGATAGTAATAATAACACCTGGACGGAGGTTCCATATCTAGCTCAAGATACAGTATTTAATAAGCAAACAAATACTGCTACAGACGCTCAATTAGTGCCATATACAATGACTCTGCAAAGAGTCCCTCGTAGGTTTGTAACCCGTTTTGATAAAAACGGAAACCTTCTTATACAATTTGGTGCTGGAACTTCCCAAGATTCAGACACAGTAATTACACCAGATCCTACTAACGTAGGATTAGGAAACAACGCAATAGGTATTTCTAGAATAGATCGAGCTTATGATCCCTCTAACTTTCTCTTTACAGGTACATATGGATTAGCTCCTAGTAATACCACATTAACAGTTCGCTACCTAGTAGGAGGAGGTATTGAAGCTAACGCTCCTACAGATACATTAACTACTATTCTAGCTAGTACTCGAACTTCTTTAAATGCAGGGTATGCAAATACTTTAGTAATTACTAACCCCACACCAGCAACAGGAGGTAAAGATGGGGATACTTCTGAGGAGTTACGGCAGAATTCTATAAAAGCTTACAGCGAACAACTGCGAGCAGTTACTCGAGAAGATTACACTATTCGTGCATTATCTCTACCATCTCAATTTGGATCAATTGCTAAAGTATTTGTATCTCAAGATCAGTTAAGCAGTACTGTTTCTACTGTAGATAATATTTTAGACGGTAACCCGTTAGCTTTATCAATGTATGTTTTAGCATATACCAGTAATAAGCACTTAACTACAGCCACAGGTACTCTTAAGTTCAACCTTAAGACCTACCTATCTCAATACCGTATTTTAACAGATGCTGTTAATATAAAAGATGCGTTTATTGTAAATATTGGAATTAGGTACGATGTAGTTCTTAGACCCGGTTATATTGGAAGAGATGTGCTACTAAAATGTACAGAAATATTAAAGACGTATTTTGAAATTACCAAGTGGAGTATCAATCAGCCAATAAACCTTTCGGAAGTATACACGGCTCTAGATAAAGCTAAAGGCGTACAGACTGTTCAAAACGTCGAAATCTTCAATAAAGTTGGTGGTAACTACTCACAATACGGGTACGATTTAAGAGGAGCAACCAAAAACAATATCGTATACCCTTCTTATGATCCTTGTATTTTTGAAGTAAAATTCCCAGATATAGATATTGAAGGCCGCGTAACTTCATTATAAGGTATTTATTATAAACTATGGCAATCTATAGAATTTTTCCCGACAAAACAGCAACTCTCTAT